ACAAAAGACACTATTACAAAAGATAAAAAAGACATTAAACATACGTCCGAGAATTCTCACGAATCCTCTGACGAACGTCCGAAGAGTCTTCCTGTTGTTCGTCCTGATGCAGCGGTTCATTCACCGAGGGGCGACAAGTGGGGAACCGCTGATGACCTTCTGGCGGCTCAGTGGATGTTCAGCAGGGTTCAGGTGATCACCCCGACAGCGCAGCAACCCAACTGGCCAGCCTGGGCAAACGACATTCGCCTGATGCGCGATTCCCTGAATGTCAACCACCGGGAAATTTGCGAAGTCTTCACCTGGGCGAACGGCAATCAGTTCTGGCAGACAAACATCCTCAGCCCGTCGAAGCTGCGCAAGCAGTGGGCAACCCTTAAGGCGCAGATGAGCCAGCCGGTTCGCAACGCGCCATCCAGTTCACAGCAGCAGATTCCACACTGGAACGACCGCAGAGAGTGGGAGGAAAATTTCATATGAGAAACCTCGTAGCCGCAATAAACAACCGCGACAGCAGCGCGCTGGCCCGCATGGCTGGTGACGGCCCGCAGCCTGTAGACCGTGGCGTTAACGAAACCGTCGAGCGCCTGGTAGACATGCTGTTCATGAGTCTCAAGCAGGTGTTTCCGGCATCGGTCAGCACTGCACTTAAAGACCCGCGCGACGAAGCCTCGGCTAAGCGCCAGTGGGTTATCGCTTTCGCAGAGAACGGGATCAGCACGAAACAGCAACTTTCATCTGGCATGAAGCACGCCCGCGCCAGCGCATCGCCGTTCTGGCCCTCACCTGGACAGTTTATCGAATGGTGCAAGCAGGGCGAACTCCGCTCCGCTGGTCTGCCGGACGAAGACGGTCTGTATGACATGGTGATGAAATACTCCGCCCGCCGCGGTCTGATTGACAGCCCCGAGGCATACCCGTGGGAAAGCAATGCCGCCTACTGGATGGTCACCGGCCTGTACAGCACCATGCGCGCCAACAACCTCTCTGAGTCTGAGCTGCGCGCAAAATGCCGCGCCGAGCTTCGAAAGATGGCATCGCGTATCGAGTCGGGCGAAGAAATTCCTCCACCGCGAGCGCAGCTGGAAAAGCTCTACAAGCCAACAGCCAGCCAAAAGGCTCTGGACAACGTTGCCCGACTGAAGGCACTCGTCAGGAAAGGGAGAGCGTCATGAGCGACAGCATCCGCAGCAGCTTCGAACGGTTTTATCAAAGCGTTCACGGCGACAAACACAGCATGACCCGTTCGCATCTCGGCTATCAGAATGAGGTAGTCGATCGCGCGTTTTTCTTCTGGCTGGCAGGACGGGAAGGAGCGAGCGCATGACACAGGTTACGCAGCTGATTATCCAACCCTCGCAGGACCAGGCGCGCAACATGATGCTGGCGATTATCGACGTCGCCCGGAAGCTACCAGCATCGCAAGACACGCTGGCGCATATTCGCACGCTGGCCGCAGAAGCTGTTGATCTTATGAGTTGCTCGCGTCCTGATAATCCGGTAACAACTATGAGTGATAAAGCTGAGCTGGAGCGGCAGAGGTTTGAGGTGTGGTTTGAGGCTGAATACAAGCATCTCGAATCCTCGAAATATACCGACGCAGTGCCACACATTAAATTTGGATTCTGGATGGCATGGCAGGCAGCCTTAAGCAGCAAGCAGGAGAGCACATGGAAAAAGAAAAAATAAATTTCGAGATGTGTAATCAGGAGTTCGAGATTTGGGCTGATTCGTTGGGATTCGACCTTCATACCTATGAGGGCGAGTACGACGATCCTGGTACAGCTAATGCATGGAAGTGCTGGCAGGCAGCATGGATCGCCAGCAGCAAGCAGGAGGCAACTTGAGCAGCAAGCAAGTCACCATCTCAAAACGTCAATTCCGCCAAATTTGCAACGCCTACATCAACGCCGTAAACGCCCAGCAGCAACTCCTCATGGTCCATCGTGGTGACAACCCGTTTTCTGACCGCGCTGTCGGTCGCCTTGAGGATGATATGCGGCTAATTATTCAGCAACTGAAGGAGGTTGTTGATGGAGATACCGAAGGACGGCATACGCCTTCATAAATCGAACTTCAGCGCCATCGGGCAACAAATCCTCCCCATGCTCGACTCTGGCGAAACTTACCGGCTGATCATCAAGCCATGGCGCGAAAAGCGCAGCCTCAACCAGAACGCCTTATCCCACATGTGGTACAGCGAAATCAGCGACTGGCTCATCCGGCGCGGCAAAGACTTTGCCTCTCCTGAGTGGGTAAAAGACGCGATGAAGCACACCTATCTCGGCTATGTGGAGCGGGAAATGGTCGATGTGGTGACAGGGGAAACAACAGTCATCCGATCGCTAAAGCACACCTCAGACCTCGACACCGGCGACATGCATTTCTACCTCACTCAGGTGGAAGGCTGGGCGCTGAACTTAGGGTGCAGGCTGACGGTCCCGGCTGACAGCGAATACATGAAACTGAAGGACAAACAAAATGGGTAGAAAAAGCACATGGACACAGCAGGAACTTGAATACGTCGAGCGCGTGGCCGGAAAGGTTCCGCCGGAGGTTATTGCCAGTGCGATCAACAAACCGCTCAGCACGCTGAGAACCAAAGCCAACGTTATGGGGCTCGGGTTACGCGTACCGAAACGCATACTCGAAAAACACTGGCCTGAGTATCTGAAAAAGAATGGGGGCAGCCATGCGGCAAACGTGGTTCACTCATGACCCTGTAGATACAGAAACCGCCAACGAACTCCTTTCACGCTACGCCGCCCGCAACATCCAGACCCAAAAGACACTCGCTACCGATCCACGCCTCTGGCTGGTCAGCGCGCTGCTGCCTGAAGGAAACCGCGAACCTCGGAGAGACACGACCTATGAGCACAAATGCTGGCATTAAGCGCTGCTGCAGCTGCAACACGGTACTGACCAGTGAGGACAAATACCGATTCGGGGTTAACTGTGAAATCTGCGAAGAAGACGCCTGGTATTACGAGCACTTCGACTACCTCCCGTTCCACGCGATCGGGCGATATGTCCGTTATCAGCTGCGCTGGTTGTGGTGCGCCTCTGCCGCCGGGATGGGTATATGCCTGCGCCCGCTGCTACGTCGGCTGGATGCGAGACGAAAACTTTCGAATGCACGGAGAGAGCGATGAGGAAGATCAGACGACGCTGTAAAAACCAGGATTGCCGCGAATGGTTCAATCCTGGCTTCCAGAATCAAACGTGGTGCAGCGCAGACTGCGGAACCATAATCGCACTGGCTAAGCGGGAAAAAGACCGGCAGAAAGCGAAACAGGAAGCAAAACGACGACGACGAGAAGAGACCCAGCAGGAAAAGCGACACACCAAAATCCGCAAGTTAGCAGTACAGCCCCTCAGTTACTTCCATAAGCAAGCCCAGTCCGCCTTCAACGAATATATCCGCACTCGTGATGCCTCCGAACCATGCATCAGCTGCGGGCGCTTCCATGAAGGGAAATATGACGCCGGGCACTACCGCACCCGCGGCGCATCACCGGCCACACGTTACGACGAAACCAACTGCCATAAGCAATGCGTTCCGTGTAACCAGCACCTGTCCGGCAACATCGAAAACTACACGCCAAACCTGATTAAAAAAATCGGGCAGGCTGCTTTCGATCGTCTCATGGGTCCGCATGAGCTGAAGAAGTGGACGCGGGAAGAGTTGCAGGAGCTGGCGGCGCACTACCGGCAGAAAACCAGAGAGCTGATTAAACAGAGGAGCGAAGCAGCATGAGCCTTGAAGCCACAGTAAAATATCATTTCGCGAAGACAGCGAGCTTTGCCGGTATGCCGTCAGCAACAGCCTCGGAGTCACTTTCCGGTACCGATTATATGGCTGCGATGGGGATGACGCAGAGCCGCGCGCCGCTGGGTTATGCTGCTTTCATGGGGAAAGTGGGAGTAAGCGAGAACGACGCCGCACGCGCCGTATCCCTGTTAACTGAATTTGCACTACAGACCTGCGACCGGGTTGCCGCCCTTCGCAAGCTCGATACAGATATTAAACCAGCCGTGATGCAAGTGCTCGCAACTTACGCGTACATGGATTATTGCCAGAGCGCATCAAGCAAGAAGCCTTGCAAGTGCTGTAACGCGACCGGATTTATCGATGCGGAAGTATTCACGATGAAATCGCGATTTGGCACCCAGCGCCCCGGTGCAGTGACGGAGATAAAGCGTCTGGATAAAACGCTGCCTGAAAATACCAGCTACCAGGTAAGGGATACTGAGCGCGTTCTTTGCCCTGAGTGCAAGGGGAAGGGCATCATCTCGTCTGCGTGCAGGGACTGCAATGGGCGAGGGCGCGCGGTGATGCGCAAAGAAACGGAGCTGCAGGGCGTGCCGGTCATGGGCGACTGCAAGCGCTGCTGCGGGAGAGGATACGAGCGTATTCCTTCAACTCAGGCCCATGATGCTGTATGTGGAATCACTGATGCTGTCAGCCTGGACACATGGAAGAAGAGCGTAAAGCTATTTTATGAAACCCTGATTGGTAAACTGGAAATTGAGGAGTCTTGGGCAAACGCAGCCCTGAATAAGGTCACTGCGTAGCACGGCATGAAATAGTCCATTATTTTTTAGTGGGCTATTTACTTTTCCCGAAACTGGGGATACGATTCCTAACAGTGAAAGCTACGTCTTGTTGTTGAGCGGCAACAAAACAGTCCATTTTGATAGTGGACACTAAAAGCCCTGTGGATTCATTATCTGCGAGGGCTTTTTTTATGCCAGAAAGATCATGTATGTTGTTTTCTTTTTAACAAGGAAATCATTATGGCATGGCAAGGCATACCATTTTTATTGCAGCAAGATAAATTACAAGAATCCGTTCATGTTGCTTTAAGCAGCATTCCTAAAATTGTTATAGAATCGCCTCCCGACTACACAAACGCATGGATCACTGCTGGGGTTAGTCTGTTGGCTGGTGCAATTCCAGCACTAATTGCTATTTGGACGTTCAAACGAAACTCAGAAAATATAAAATTAGAGAGAGAAAAACAGCAAGAATTTCTACGTGAAGAGCGCAGCAATCATCAAGAGTTTCTTAAATCCGACAGAGAAAAACAACAGCAATCCTTTGAGGAAGACAGAAAAACACAGATTGCAGTAGCAAAAACTAATTTCAACATGGAAGTGTTATCAGCTAATAGACAAGCCTGGATAAACACCTTGAGAGAAATTACGGCAGAATACTATGTTGAGGCAGTAGGCTTAGTCGATGAGGCACATACATGTGCTATAGATGTTGATTATTTAAGAGGTTTTCACGACATAATAAAAAATAATGATAATGCATCTAAAAATAATTCATTTAACGAAAATTATGAAGAAGCTAGGCAAGATGTATTTTCTTCTAGAGCAAGAAAACAGGTTAGAGATGATAAGGTCACCCTCCTTTCAGCTAAAATTTCAATGATGCTGAATCCTAATGAAGTTGAGTATCATCGTGTGAAATCCATTTTCAACGAGATTCGCAGTATTGTTGTGAGAGTTACAGAAGCTAAAGGCGATAATAAAGCGTTTCAAATTGAGATTTCTAAAACTATTGATTTAATGAATAGCTTGGTTGATTTAATGCAATCATTATTAAAAAAAGAATGGGCTAGAGTTAAATCCGGAGTTTAGGTTTATAACATTATTAGGCTCGCTTCGGCGGGCTTTTTTGTTTTCGCCCCTGCCAATCACTGCACACTTCGGTTTAGCGACCTGTGGCAGAGGGCGTTTTTTATCCATAAAAAATCCGCACTCAGGCGGATTCTTCAACGTTGACTACGCAACGGCAGGGCGGTGCTTTCTTCTCTCGACAAGATTAAAGCTAACCGGGCTTGCTCAGTTCAGAAAGTAGACAATTCCTAATTGAGCCAGCTCCCTCACTGAGGGGGTCACATGAGTATCGATATGAGCAAACTGGCTTCGGGCGCAGCGTATGGCGCGTCTGCCGGGACAATTGCCAACGGTCTTCTGACAAGGCTGAGTCCCGATGAATGGAGCGCCGTAGGTGTCCTGGCCGGTATCGTGGTCGCCCTGCTAACGCTCGGCATCAACTGGTATTACAAACGCAAAGCCACGCTGGCGCAGATTAAAGCTCTGCAGCGCTGGCCGACCACGCCCGACCTCCACGAGGAATAACCCATGGCAATGTCAAACTCACTGCGGAACAAGCTGATCGCTGCCGCAGGTGGCGGAGCCATGCTTATCGCTACGGTGTTTCTCGGTGGCAAGGACGGTGTGGAAGGGCGTGTGTACGTGCCTTACAAAGACGTGGCCGGAGTCTGGACGGTTTGCGACGGGCATACGGGCACCGACATCGTTAAAGGCAAAACCTACAGTGACCGCGAATGCGATCGGCTGCTGTGGAATGATCTACAGCCGGTAAAGAAAACCGTGGACGGCCTGGTCACGGTTCCGCTTAATGAATATCAGCGCGCTGCGCTCTACAGCTTCACCTATAACGTCGGCTCCGGCGCATTCTCTAAATCAACATTGCTTAAGAAGCTGAACGCAGGCGATCAGGACGGAGCATGCGAAGAGCTGCGCCGCTGGGTTTATGCCGGTGGTATGAAGTTTCGTGGCCTGATGAATCGCCGCGACATGGAGCGTTCAATGTGCCTGGCGGATGGTCCAAATGACATTTAGCTGGCGAGCATTAATTATTGGCCTGCTGCTGGTGGCGCTCATTGTGGTCTGCCGGTTAGCAATTCTTTACCACGGAAAGTACGTTACCGCTGACAGCCTGGCTACCGAGCGCCAGCAAACGATTGACGATATGCAGGTCCGCCAGCGCGATGTTGCCGCGCTCGACGCCAAATACATAAAGGAATTATCCGATGCTCAGGCAACTATCGATCAGCTTGAGCGTGACGTTGCTTCTGGCAAGCGCCGGTTGCAGCTCAACGCCATCTGTCAGAAACAATCCTCCCCCGGAACCGCCAGCCTGGATGATGCAGCCAGCCCCGGACTTACTGACTCCGCTGAACGGGATTATTTCACCCTCAGAAGTCGAATCGAGCTCGTCGGGAAGCAAATAGCTGGATTACAGCAGTACATCAAAGAGCAATGCTTGAAGTGATCATCACAGGGCGTATTTGCGAGTGCGCCCGATGATGCTTGCACCATTGTGTGTCGTGATGGAATTATTAACCTCAATCAAAAAAGGAAGCCATCATGGAAACACTAAGCGAAGAAGCGTTCAGAGAAATTCTCAGCAAGTTGCTAGGCATCCCAACCCTTGAGGAAAGGGAAGTTGCTCTCCCAATTGCAAGGAAGTGGGTGCTGGCTTATCAAGTGGGCGAGCTGACTATGACGCAAAAGCAAATTGAATGCTTAATTAAGGGCATCGAACCCACACCGTCTGAGCGATCAAAATAAATTAGCCGCCTACGGGCGGTTTTTTATTGGAGACAGTATGACAGACACGTACCGCATCACCGTGACCACAAAGTCAGGTGAAACGCACGTCGGCCTGATGAACAGATCACAGCCGGAGATAGTTAACGGCTTCATCGGCATTGCTCAGGAAGATGGCGCTTGGGTATACCTTGCGCCGGATGATGTACTGAAGATGGAGTATGTGCCAGAAAGTGCGTAAAGCTAATTATTCTCTCTCAAGCCTGTCCCATTGACGCTTATATTCTTCTAATTCATCGACGCATTGTGAGCAAAGCATGGCGTCGTAGTAATTGCGATTTTCATAAGCAGTCTCAAGCTCAGGTCCAGTCAATATATTATCACAATCGTTATGGTGACCACCTGGATTCTCAACGCCATCACAATTATGCGTCATGAATGGTGACAACACATACTTTTGAGCTGCGCTAAGAGAGTCGTATCCGTGATCCACGGCGCGCTGAGCGATTCCAGAAACCATTTGTTCTTCGTTTGCAAAAACATCGTGATCAAGCATCGTTTTTAGCAATGATTCATTAGACATAAAAACTCCTTTTTTTAAGGGATACAATAAGGTACTCACCGAAAAAATGAAATGTTCTGTCGCGTGTACCCCATCGGTTAGTTATAACAGGCCCACTCAGGAGCCTTATTTGTCAGTTTAATACTATGGTCAATTGCGTTGAAGTAGGGCTAGCAAATTTTATTTTGAACTTAACCAGTGCCATCGAAAATGGGATAAAAAAGCGATGCCAGATTGGGGTTGGGAACTCGCTAACATTCGTGATTGAATAGCCATGCTTCCTAGCAAGGCGGTAGAAAGAGTGCATCCTTTTGTCATTAATCAGGTGAGATTCCATAGTGGCGCTTTTATAGCCATTTTTTTTAAGGTGCAGCAGGCAGCTCTCAAGGGATGTAACCACTTTGTGAGCGCCGGATTTTTTTCTTGGGGTCCCAAAAATTGTTAAATGCAACTTCACATCCTTTTGGCGCTTATCTACGTAGAAAAAGCGACCATGAAGGCCATGAGTGCGAATGCTAAGAGCAACAATAGCAACTATGAAAATCATCAAGGCTGCTTCAAAATAAATAAAATATTCCATACCTTCTCCCTGATTGTTAACCCTTAAATCGGTTAGTTCCTCAAAAACTTTATAGCGAAAAACATTATGGCATCACCAGATTGGGAGGCCATCGAACTCGCTGACAAGCAATTAGCAGGCCTGCAGCAGTACATCAATGAGCAATGACTGAAGTGACAAACCCCAAGAAGATTCTCTTCTTCTGATAGAGCAACATCAGCCTCGCTAACAGCGGGGCTTTTTATTTTGAGCATGACAACCCCCAAGAAGATCTCCTGTCTCCCCGGCAGGAAAATCAGAAGTAAGACGTGATAGTACGAGCTAACCCTCTACTACCAAATCTGCTTCGACCAATGCGTGTCGCAGCGCAACCAAAACCCCGAGCCTTTCAGAAAGTTGAGCCTGAGAATTGCCGTTATATGATAGCGACCATCTCGGGGGCGGCTTTTCTGTGCGAACAGGCTCACCTTTCTAAAAGGTAATCGCTATGAAGCACCTGATAAAAGTAATTAACGGTACACCGGTAGTTAGCACTGAAGTGATCGCAACTGAGTTTGGTCGCCGTCACGATAACGTGATGCAGAATATCCGCTCATTGATTGAGAGCGGGCATTTAGGTGCCCTTGATTTCAAGGAGACCTCTTATGTTGATAAATCGAACAGGGCCAAGCCGTGCTTCGAGCTGACTGAGCGGGGATTTCTTATTGCCATGCCGTTCATCGGTGGGGATAAAGCGAGGGATGGGCAGGTTCGTCTGGTAGATAGCTTTATCACCTACAGGGAAAAAGCCAAACAGGAAGCGGTTATTCAGGCTGAGCGTGATTTGGCTAGGGTTGAGTACCGGCCTATGATGAACGCCATCAAGAATAGTCGTGAGTCTGAAGGGAAAGAGGCTGAGCATTATCACTTCAGCAACGAAGCCAACATGATTAACCGGATCGTACTGGGAACTACGTCAGCGAAATTCAGGAAAGAAAACGATATTGGCAAAGCTGAAGCCATTCGCGATTACCTGACCGCTGAGCAAATCAGGGCTATCACTGAACTCCAGCGCGCCGACACGGTTTTCATCAATATGGGCTGGGATTATGACAAACGTAAGGTTGAACTAACGACACTGTTTGAGCGTAACCATCGACAGCCTCTGATCGCAGAGCAGCATTATCTGGCAGCATAAGAGGTGAGAGAGCCTCTTTCACAACGGCTTTCATCACAGGGCGCATTCAAGCAGTACGCCCGATGATGTGTACCGAAGCGGGACTGATACAACTTTGCAAGTAATACCGTGATAACGTCTCAGATAAGGCGTACGGTGGGGATTCATTCTCAACCGGACATCCATCATGGAAACTGGTTTCTACTGGGTAGGCGATAGTGTAGCTGAGCCCTTAGTGTGGTTCTGGGACGCAGGTGGCTTTTACAAACCTGCCTGTTCTGTACCTTTCACAATTCAGCAATTTAACGCCGCTGGACTGAAAATCCTCAGCCACAAAATTACCGAACCAAAACTCAAGAGTGCTACCCGACAGCGGGGGAAGAGACTTTAAAGCACGCTTGAAAAAAACAGCCCATCCGTGGACCAAGGACGTGATAGGAGTTCGTTTTTTCTTATACACCCTTCAGGTTAGACAACCTCGCGATGCTCTCAAGCGTAAGCGGGTAATTTTGTAATCCTCCGACAAGGGATATCGGTTAGCCACGCTGTGAAGAGTTGCGAAACTGGTATAATCGCACCTCCAAATAAAATTGAGGTGAAAAATGTCAAATCCCAAGCCGCTTTATATGGTGCTTGCTTATGATTCAAGTGCTATGCCTAGCAATCGTAAAAATATTATGGGATATGCCCGTAACACCGAAGAAATCGAAAGGCTTATCCATTCAGCTAAAAACAATGCACTGTACGCGTATGACCACATTGAAACTGTCGATGCTAATTTGGACAAAGTCTTGATAACCATTCGTCGGAGCAAAGGCCAAGAATGGCATTCTTGAAGCTTACAAAGTGAATGTTAAGTTAAACCGCCACCTGGCGGTTTTTATTGCAAACATTACAGAAGCCACTCACCGAGGGGCTTCGATAATGATTACAGTTCTTTCTCAGCCATCTTTGAAATGACCAGTGTATAAATCTCTTCAAAATGTCGGTCAAAAACGGTAGCAGGTGTAGAGTCTGAAGACTTAGTCATTAGTGGGACCATCAATTTGATGGTTTGCTCAAATGCGAATTTCTTATTCTCATCATTCATAGGTACACATCCTTAATTTAAACAAAGGAAATTATGGCACTCACCGACAAACAAGAAATGTTCTGTCGCGAGTACCTCATCGATTTGAACGCCACGCAAGCGGCTATTCGGGCGGGGTACAGCGATAACACTGCCCGCAAGATTGGCAGCGAAAACCTCACAAAACCAGACATTGCGCAACGCATCATTGACCTTAAATCAGAGCGCAACGAAAGGGTAGAGGTAAACGCAGATTATGTACTGCGCCGCCTGGTTGAGATTGACGAAATGGATGTGCTCGACATCCTGAAAGATGACGGCGGCCTAAAGATGGTTCGCGAATGGCCAAAGGTCTGGCGCACCACATTAAGCGGACTGGATATTCTCACCACCGTCACCAACTTCGACGAAACGACCATGGAGAACATCCTCAAGAAAATTAAGTGGCCGGATAAGGTAAAAAACCTTGAGCTGCTTGGTAAGCACATCAGCGTAATGGCTTTTAAAGAGCAGGCGGCACACGAGCACACCGGTAAGAACGGCGGGCCGATTGAAGTGGCAACGCTGACGAAAGATGAATACAAGGCTGCACGGCGGGAGATGCTGGAGGATGACGACTGCTGACTTTAAGACCGCTGCACGCCGTATAGAGTGCGAGGAGGACGGTCTTTACTTCTCGCGCTACTTCTTCAAACAGCGTACCGGCGGCAAGATGATCGTCGCGCCTCATCACCGGGTGATACAGCAGACGCTGGACCGGGTAATCGACGGTGAAATAAAACGTCTGATTATCAACGTCCCGCCCGGCTATACTAAAACCGAACTGGCAACCATCAACATGATGGGGCGGGGGCTGGCACTTAATCGCCGTGCTCGCTTCATGCACCTGTCCTACTCGCACAATCTCGCGCTGCTGAACTCCTCAACCGCCCGCACCATGATTAAGTCGAAAGCTTATCAGGCGATGTGGCCTATGGAACTGCGCGACGATGCCGACAGTAAGGCAATGTGGTGGAACGAGTACGGCGGCGGCGTTTACGCTTCGTCAGCTGCTGGTCAGGTAACAGGCTTTCGTGCCGGGCATATGGAGCCAGGCTGGCAGGGCGCGCTGCTGATTGATGACCCGGTTAAACCTGACGATGCCTACAGCGAAACTGTTCGCGGCGGCGTAAACAACCGGTTTAACGAGACCATCAAATCACGTCTGGCCGTTGAAACGACGCCGATGATCGTGATCATGCAGCGCATCCACTATCACGACCTGAGCGGCTACCTGCTGCGTGGTGGCAGCGGGGAGATGTGGCATCACCTCAATCTGCCGGTAATCATCGACAACAGCATGGCTTATTCGGATCTGTACCCGGATAACACCCACTCGATTCCGATTGAGCATGGTCTGCCTGATGGCTGGCTGTGGCCGTTCAAGCACAACGAGTCGCACCGCGTATCACTTTTCTCACACCGGCGCACCGCTGAAGCTCAGTACATGCAGAGGCCGCGGCGGTTCAATGCTGAGGGCGCGCTCTGGACAGAGGCAATGATCACGGCCTCTCATGAGCTGAACATACAGCATGAAAAGGTGCGCACGGTTGTTGCCATTGACCCTCAGGCTACAAACAGCGAAGAGAGCGACGAATCAGGGATTGTGGTTGCCAGTGCCTACGGCGCTGGGGATAAGAAACAATTTACTGTTGATGCTGACTACAGCGGCAAATACTCGCCTGCTGGATGGGCCAAAAAGGCGATATTTGCCTACGAAGAGCACGATGCAGATGCGATCGTAATCGAAACCAACCAGGGCGGCGATATGGCAGAAGAAACGTTGCGCAACGCTGACTTTAAGGGTCGTGTTATTCGCGTGCATGCCAGCAAAGGTAAATACGCCCGCGCCGAACCAATATCTGCGCTCTATGAGCAAGGCCGAGTCGCTAACCGTGGGAATCTCTATGTGCTGGAAAATCAGCTGATGGAGTATGTGCCAACCACGGCCAAAAAGTCTCCCGATCGCCTAGATGCGATGGTTTACGCACTCACTGAATTGGGAGGCGCTCAGCCAATGGGCATGATGATCCCTAAACGCCTGCAAGGCAGATAACCCACCAACGGACAAACCATGACTGACAAATTAACGCTCGCCGTCAATCACGCGCTGAATGACGTCAGGCTTGCCCGTGCGCGCGCCATGGCATTCAACCCCGGCATGGGGCTGGATGCGAAACGTGAGAGCGCATGGTGCGAATACGGCTTTAAAGAAGACCTGACGTTCCATGACCTTCATAAGCTTTATCGTCGCGGCGGCATTGCTTACGGCGCCGTGAACAAGCTGGTTTCGAATTGCTGGAGAACAAACCCGCAGGTGATTGAGGGTGAGGCGTCCGATGAATCGCGCGAGCTTACCGCATGGGAGAAAGCCAGTAATCAGGTGTTCACCCATCGCTTCTGGCGAGCATTTGCAGAGGCAGATAAACGCCGACTCGTTGGTCGCTGGGCTGGAATCCTGCTCCACATTAAGGACAGCAAAAAATGGGACCAGCCAGTCGTAAAAGGAAAGGCGCTTCAGCAGATTTCTCCAGTATGGGCCAGCGCGCTAAAAGTTGGCAGCCGTGATAATGCCGGTACCATCACCATGTGGCAGTACACCGAATCTCTTTCTGATGGCAGCACCGCGCAGCGAAATATCCATCCCGATCGCGTACTGGTTATCGGCGACATGTCTGATGATGCAATCGGCTTCCTCGAGCCGGGATATAACGCCTGCGTCAGCCTGGAGAAAGTTGAGGGCGGATCGGGCGAGTCATTCCTGAAAAACGCAGCGCGCCAGCAAAACATCAACTTCGACAAAGAGATCGATTTTAAAAATCTGGCCTCAATGTACGGCGTCTCGGTTGATGAGCTGCAGGAGCGTTACAACGAGGCTGCCCGTGAGATTAACCGCGGCAATGACACGCTACTAATTACGCAGGGCGCACAGGTCACATCAATGGTCAACGCGGTGTCTGATCCGTCACCGACCTATGACGTCAACCTGAAGACATTCAGCGCATCGGTAGACATTCCCTCGCGCATCATCGTCGGTAACCAGTCAGGCGAGCGTGCCAGTACTGAAGACCAAATCTACTTCAACGGCCGCTGCCAGTCGCGTCGCGGTGACCTGTCATTCGATATTGAGGATATGGTCGACAAGCTGATCTACCTGCAGCTCATCAAGCCGGTAGCGAAATTCAGCATCGTCTGGGATGAACTCAACGAGCAGTCGCCTTCCGACAAGCTGGATAGCGCGGTGAAGATGAGCAACATCAACCAGACGGCCCTTGCTTCCGGTGAGGCGGTTTTCTCCACTGACGAAATCCGCGTGGCCGCAGGTTACGAACCAGGCGGCGGTGAGCCATTACCGGAGAGTGAGGAAGATGGCGAAACTGAAGAAGAAGCCGAAACCAGCAATACTGCCAGCTAATAAGATCGACCCTACCGGCGTTGACCGGCTGGAGCGCGGGGCCATGCGTGATTACGCAAAGCGCCTGAAGCAGATAAGCACGCGGTACATCGAACTCCTCAATCGCATCCCGGCAGAACCCGCAGTAAATCAGCGCTACACATTCCAGTTAGACCCGACCCTGCTTTCGATGCTGTTGCAGAACGGCGATTTGCTCGTGGATGAAATTCTGCTGCAGGGCGGCGAGTTCAACCCGTGGCTGTTTCAGGACTATGTGTCGCCATCATATCAGCGTGGAACGGCGCAGGAATTTGCCAACCTGTCTCAGCAGTCTCCGGCATACGGGGCCGACCGCGGCAGTGTGCAGGACATCCTTCTCAGCGACGCATACCAAAACCGCCTGGTTCTGGTCAGGGCGCGCACTTTTGAAGAGATGAAAGGCCTGTCGGCTGACGTGAAGCAAAACCTGTCGCGCGTGTTGACCGATGGCATTGGCCGCGGGCAGAACCCAACGGAAGTCGCCAGGCGTATTCGTGACCAGATTGGGATTGAACAGGGCCGGGCAAACCGTATTGCCCGAACCGAAATCACCACGGCGCTACGTCGCGCGCGCTGGGATGAGCATGACGCAGCCAGCGATGATCTAGGGCTGAACGTCAGGCTTCTGCACCTCTCAGCGCTGAGCCCGACGACGCGACAGACGCACGCGCTGCGGCACGGCAGACTCTACACCTCTGAGGAAGTGCGCGACTGGTACAGCGTGAATGGCAACGCCATTAACTGTAAATGTTCACAGGTCACGGTACTGGTCGACGAGAAGGGCGTCCCGCTCAACTCATCTGTTATCGACATCGCCAGGAAAGAGTTTGCTCAGACGTGGGGTAAGCGCATGGCAGCGAACAAATCACATCAATGCTGCGGCCATAAGCACGCGGCTTAATCGAGAGATAACCATGACTATGCAGGTCAACGTCACCACTAAGGTGAACAGTCAGGCTATTCGTCGCGAAACCTATAACGGCCGCGAACACCTGGTGCTGCCGAGCTATACGCTGCCAGCCAACGTTGTGATGAACGGCGGTCTTTATCCGGCCTCAGAAATCGACGCCCACTATCAGGGGCTGGAAGGTACGCTGGCGCCGCTCGGCCATCCGACGGTAGACGGCCAGTTTGTTTCTGCTTTCTCCCCGGAAGGAATTAACGCCGGTCATATCGGTGCGTGGAACCGTAACGTCAAGAAGTCAGGCAACCGCGTTTATGCGGAAAAGTGGGTTGATACCACAGTCGCTAATCGGAGCGAAGGCGGTCGCGAGCTGCTTGAACGTGTGGCAGCCATCGAGCGCGGCGATGACGTGCCGCCGATCCACACCAGTGTTGCGGTATTCCTCGACCAGCTCGAAGCCAGTGCGGAGCAGAAAGCACAGGGCATTGAGTGGGTCGCGAAGATTAACGCAATGGACCATGACGCCATCCTGCTGCATGAGGTCGGCGCTGCGCAGCCAGAGCAGGGCGTCGGTCTGATGGTTAACGCTGACCAGGCTAAAACACTAAGGGTTAATTCCGGCGCGCTGATTGGCGAGTCCTGCCGAGAGCGTGAACGCCGCTTAGAGCAAGCTGCACGAGATAAGTTTGCTACCGGCCCGGACGATTACGCGTGGATTGCTGACTTCACTGATTCGCAGGCGATCGTCATCCGTAACGGCGGCGATGCGCAGGTTTATGGCTACAACACCGAAGGCGGCAAAATCACCTTCGACGATACCGGCGCAAAAGTAGCGCGTCAGGAGTCGTGGGTCGCCATCGTTGCCAACAAAGTTAAATCCCTTTTTACACCGCAGGATGCCCCTGCAACAAACCACCAAACGGAGGGCGATATGCCTTTAACCAAAGAAGAGCTGGAACAGATCGGCACTATCGTCAGCAGCGCCATCGCTGCAAACAACGAAGCGTCACTGAAGCCAATTACTGATGCGCTGGCTGGCATTCAGGCCAATCAGAAAACCCTGTCAGATTCACTGACCGCAAACTCTCGCGCCGAAGAGAAAACCAAGCGTGATGCAGTTGCCGCAGTACACGGCGAAATCGTGGCGAACGCACTGCAGGGTGAAGCGCTGGACGCGATGTTCAAGTCGCTCGGTGAAGCCGCACCGCTTGGCGCCAATTCTGCCAAAAACTCACCCGTGACCGGCGCACCTGATCCGGCCGCTTACTTCGGAGGTGCTGCATAATGCCACGCTATCGCCGCGTTAATATCGACGGTCAGTCTCTGTACAAGACCGAAACCCGCGCCACCGCCGCTGCACTGCTGCCGGGCACTGCGGCTGTCATCAACGGCGACAATGAGTTTGCGCAGGCTACCGCGCTGACCGGTCGCCTCTACATTATTGACGCTGCCTACCATCAGGGCTTGAACATCACCGAAGCTGTACCGGCCGGTGATTCCGCGGTGGGTAACTACGTCGAAGAAGGTCGCGAGCTGGCGCTGCTGTGTGTGCCTGGCACCTACGGCAAAGACGATCCGATCAAGCTGGGTGCGAATGGTCAGTTCACCAAGGCGACCGCAGACACCGACTCGGTGATCGGCTACAGCCAGGACGCAGCGACTATCGCGGCTGGCTCTACCGATTTCATCCGCGTGCGTATGCGCGTTGGCACCGTTGCCGCAGTCGCTGGCGCTTAATCAGGAGCATAAGAATGTATTTTACCCGTGAAACACTGGCTGCTAACAGCCGACTGCGCGGACACTGGAATGAGCTGTGGGCCAACCGTGACATCTTCAACGCTCAGCACGACATGATGGTTAACGCGTTCCGTACGCGTATGACGCATGAAATGCTAGCGGCGAATGCCATCGGCGGCTTCACCCGCGAATTCTGGGCTGAGATTGACCGTCAGATCATCCAGATGCGCGATCAGGAAATTGGCATGGAAATCGTCAACGACCTGATGGGCGTTCAGACTGTGCTGCCGATCGGCAAAACCGCCAAGCTCTACAACGTGTCGGGCGATATTGCTGATGACGTATCAATCAGCATCGATGGTCAGGCGCCGTACTCGTTCGACCACGCTGAATTTGGTTCTGATGGCGACCCCATCCCGGTTTTCACCGCGGGTTATGGCGTTAACTGGCGTCACGCTGCGGGTCTGAGCACTGTCGGCATCGATCTGGCGCTGGAATCGCAGTCGGCGAAGATGCGTAAATTCCACAAGAAGCGCGTTAACTTCTACCTGAATGGCGACTCAAGCATCGTGGTTGATGGCCTGCCGGCGCAAGGCATGAAGAACCACCGCAACACGCAGAAAATCAACCTCGGTAGCGGTGCCGGCGGCGCTAATATCGACCTGACAACGGCAACACCGGCGCAACTGCTGGCGTTCTTTGGTCCGACCGGCCCGTTCGGCCTGACAGCCCGCACTAACAAGGTGACCGCCTACGACAAGCTCTGGGTGAGCCCGGAAGTATGGGCCAACATGGCGAAGCCGTATCTGGTGGATATCAACACCGGTACCAATGCGCTGCTCAGCGGCACCGTTCTGGATGCGATCAGCAAGTTCATCCCTGCCAAGTCTATCCAGCTGACCTACGCGCTGTCCGGCAATGAGTTCCTTGCCTATGAGCGTCGTCAGGATGTGATTTCTCCGCTGGTGGGTATGGCTGTCGGCGTAGTGCCGCTGCCGCGTCCTATGCCGCAGAGCAATTACAACTTCCAGATCATGTCTGCTGAAGGCCTGCAGATTAAGAAGGACGGCGAAGGCCTGTCCGGTGTGGTCTACGGCGCTAACCTCGCATAAGGAGCAATCATGGCTGAGAAATACGAAGTAATTAAGCCGTGGCACGGCGTCGCAAAGGGTGATGTGGTTCAGCTGGAGACTGTTCACCCGGCGCTGAAATCCCACGTTCGTAAGCTTTCGGACAAAGCGTCAGCTGAACTGGTTCCTGCCACGCCTGATGCCACTACCGATAAACAGGCACGCAAAGAAGCGATCGCCAAACGCCTAGATGAGCTGGGCATCGAGCACAAAGGCAACCTCGGCGCTGACCGACTGGCAGAGCTTCTGCCGGAAGGCGAGCTGGAGAAACTTTTCCCCGCTGAATAACAACCGCCGCAATGGCGGTTTTTTTATGCCCTCTCTGGAGGGCTTTTGCCGAGGTCAGCATGATCACCACAGAACAGGCAAAAGAATATCTGGCGTCGGTTGGCATCACGCTGCCGGACTTCATCCTTGATGCGCTGGTGGAGCAGGCCAACAGCATTCAGGAGTGCCTGGACGCGAATTACACTCCGGCGACGGCCTTACTGATTCAGATGTATCTGTTAGGACTGATGGGGCTGGGGCAGGGCGATCGATATATCAGCTCTCAGTCAGCCCCATCTGGTGCCTCGAGGTCATTTCGCTATCAGTCCTTTGCTGATCGCTGGTCAGGCTCGTTATCCCTGCTGCGCGGTCTGGATAAACATGGCTGCGCTACTGCGCTGATTCCTCCCGATCCGGCTCAGAAGGCCTTCGCAGGCATCTGGGTAGCCAAGGGCGGCTGCATGTGCGGAGGCCGCTGATGTCATGGATTCCTGTGGCGCAGCGGCTGCCCAAGCCGTTTAACCGTGTCTGGCTGAAAACCTCATGCGGCCGGCAGACAACCGGCTACGTTAACAGCGGCGGCGAGTGGGTGATTAACTGCCCGCGCATCGCTGCGGAGAAGCCCACTGTAATCAGCTGGAGAGAGTAGCGATGTCCGATTTAGCACGCTGGTCTTATACCGGTAAAGCGACGTTCTGGAAGCGGCTGGTGGGTCAGAATGAGATGGGCGACCCGTTAGGCTTCGCCGCGCCGGTGGTGATTGATTGCGGCTATCAGGGTGGCCTAAGCAAGCGCCTGGGCAGTATCGGAGCGGAGCGTGTCGTAAAAAACACAGTCTGGACCGAGTTTGCTGGCGCAGATACCGGCGATTACATCCTGATCGGCGTCTCTGCTGAACCTGATCCGCTTAAAGCAGGAGCTGACGAGGTAATGCAGGCCGTGCGCTTCGAAGACACCTTCGACCGCCTGGCTGATGATTTCGCGGTCATTACGGGGGCATAGCATGGGCGTGAAAGTTAAAGGCATTGAGCAGGCGAAGCGCAACCTTGATGCGCTGATTGGCGATATTCAAGGGCGTAAGGCTGTCAGGGCGCTGCAGAGCGCGCTGATAATCGGCTCATCTCAGGCGGCGCTTTACACGCCGATCGACACGTCCACGCTCATCAACAGCCAGTACCGCGAGATGAGCGTAAACGGGAGCAGGCTAACCGGGCGCGTGGGTTACTCAGCCAACTACGCGGTTTACGTGCATGACCCGAACATCCCGCAGAACTTCCGGCGTGCCACGGCACAGAAAGAGTTCCTGACCAAGGGCTTCGAAGACTCCCGCGACCTCATCGACAGGACGATCAAGAAGGATATGGCCCTGTGACACCTCCAATGCATACGCGGGTGCGCAATCTCTTCGCCAATGCCGGGTTAGCTGAAGGCTTCATAATTCAGCAGTTGGTCTGGTCCGACAGCGGAAACCTTTCCGATGCGTTCATCGTGTTTCGGCCCAACGGTGGCTCAGCGGTACGCAATGGCCTCGGCGCTGAGTATTACGTGATGGTCGACGTGATCGGCGCGAAGGGCGGTAATGGAGCAGCTGATAGCGCGGTGCAGAACATCATTGACTACGTGCAACAGCACCCCATGGCTGATGAGTGCGTCGGCTACCTCCAAAACCTCGGCGGCATCCCCGCTCCCGTTCTAACTACCGAAGGCCGCCTGGTCTATCGGCTCCAGTTTGTCGCCACATTCGGCGCTTAACTAAACGTCCAAGAGGATAGAAACATGGCAGATTGCCAGAACAGCAACGAACGTTTGTTCGGTGGCGCCGTTGTGCTTGAAGTTGCCGATGGCTGCAGCGATGTGCTGCCGCAAGAGTCGGAGTGGAAAGCACTCGCCGCCGGTACAAGTAAAGGCTTCGACTTCAGCCCGAACAGCGTGACAAGTGATGCCGATGACGGCAAGGGCTACGTTGAAACCATCGTAACGAACTCGGATTTCACCATCAGCTTTGAAGGTGAAGTGCGTAAGAAAGATAAGCTGGACCAGTACGGTATTGGCCGCTTCATCAAGTATTACCACACTGAAATCAGCAACCGTCGCCAGCCTGGCATCTGGGTGCGCCTCGAATATGGCCCAGTAACTTTTATCGGCTATATGAACATCACCGCACTCAGCTCAGACGGCGGCACAAACGACATCGTGTCACTGACCACTGAGTTCAAAGTGGGCGATGCAAGCACCATTCAGGTTATCGACACCGATGAGACAGTAGCGGCTACAGGTGTGACCGTGATCCCGGCGACTGCAAGCCTGGCTGTTGGAGCTACCCGTCAGCTGACCGGCGCTGTGCAGCCGACTGACGCTACCGATCGCACCGGTACCTGGACAACTTCAGACGCATCTAAGGCGACCGTCAGCAGCACCGGTCTCGTCACCGCAGTAGAGGCAGGCTCAGCGACGATCACGTTCAAATCCAATGACGGCAACTTTACCGGCACCTGTGCGGTTACTATCACCGCTTCGTAACCATTCCAAGGGGCGGCGCGCTGCCCCTGATAATGCTTATGGAGGAAACATGACGCCCCTGAAAGAGATCGGCGAGTGCCTGATAAGCGCTGGTGACAGCGAATACTTCTTCCGGCCATCGCTGATTAACATGACTCGAATTGGTGATCCTGCTGACATCGTGCAGGCGATTTACGATTTGCATAATGATGAAGCCAGCGAAATGGTCAGGCAGGCCATATCAGCTTACGGTGAGGTCCCTGCGTGGCTGGCAGCGCACCTTTCCGCGCCCCAGTACGGACGCAAAGCGATCATTGCGGCAATGGCCGTTCTGCAGGCATGCTGTGCTGGAGATGCATCCCCACTTACCGGCGAGATTGTCCCCGGCAAGTCAGGTAAATGGGCGTTCGTGTACCGCAAAGGGAAGATGACGACTGCGGAGATGATCATCATCGCGCGCTCCCTCATCGTTCACGGCGTCATCGGTAAAGCGAAAGTAAGACGACTGCAAAAACACGAAGGGAGCAGCACCTCATCTGAGTTCAATGCCTTCGAGTACATCAGCGCAGCCCGCACACACCTCGGCATGAGCCGCGAAGAGGCGGAGCAACTTACGATGACGGAGTTCCAGATGCTGCTGGCTGTGAAGTACCCGGAGCAGAAGGGATTCACGAAAGAGGAATACGACGCGGTTCAGGATGACTTCCTTGATCGGCAGGCTCGCCGAAGGGCGGAGTGGGAAAGAAAGCAGGATAAAACAAATTAAGCGGGAGGCATCGTGAACAGATGGGAGTGCAGCAGCGATGAAAGACTGATGGAAAGTACTACTGACACCATCAGCCTGCGAGAATTAAAAGGACATATATATGTTAATAAAGCTGATTTTTTTTACAAGGAGCCCATTAAATGGGTTTCTCTTTATCAGTCTTTGCATGCTTGGCATGGAAAATCACACCTCTCATCGCCATTTCAGCTCCACGAAAATCATCTGATTCTACAAATTGAGTTAACCTAGGGGTGAGATGAGTAAGATGATTTGTGAAGCCTTTTTTTGTTGGGATCGATATGCCAAGATCATACCCTTTGGATAAAAGGTCAAAGGCTTCTGTAAGAAATTCCCTACTCCAGAACCTTGAGTGACCGACGTTAGATGTCGCTTGAAAAATCAGGATATTACCATCCAGCCGAATAAGGAATCCTGATTTATCTGGCCTCCATTTTTCATGCAGATCAGGCAACTTAAGCCAGCCACAGGACCAATTACGGCATCCTTGAGGTCTTTCATGATAGATGTTACAACCGCCACCGGGTTTGATATGCTGACAAGGTACGTCGGGTAATTTTTTTAAACCCTCGTAATCTATCCGCAAAGATACACAACAAACCGAGCAACTATCGCAGCTTTTTACTGTTTGTGATTCATCGTTCGACATTATTTTCTCATTGCTATGTTCGCCCATGCCCCAAACATGGACGGGCTGAGTACTCAACATATCCTCTAAAGTAAATCAGCGGAAGCCTGATAGATGATCAGTGCTTATGTTTTGCATCATCAGCATCTTCACAGCTACACATTTCCTGGTTAGGATTTATCTGATCTTAACAACCGAGGGAAGTTTGATGAAAATGAAGATACGGAGCATTCATGGGCACGGTAAGGCCGATGAAGAGTATGTTGTTTTAGATGTAATTGAAGATTGTATCGCTTCTTACTATATGGTTTCAGATACCACTTACACAGCAGATGGCAAAATTTCCAACAAAACGCGGCATAATTTCTGGTTCAGCCGTAAAAAACTTAGCGCTGGGGATATTGTTTATCTATACACTAAAGTCGGCAAATACTCATCATCTGAAAGAGCAAATGGAGCTAAGACTCATAAGTTTTATTGGGGATTGAAGGTTCCTGTGTGGAATGATGAAGGTGATGGAGCAATCCTATTTGAAATGAAAACGTGGAAAACAACTAAGGTTTCCGAGACTAAGTAATAATCAGCCCACTCAAGTGGGCTTTTTGTTGTGCATTGTCTTGCGGCCACTCCATGCTAGGATTTATCCCACGTTACTTATGGGGATAGGGATATGAAGAAAGTTATTTTGGGTGTAGTAGCTGCAGTTATGCTTTCGGGTTGCGTATCTGAGCCAAAAAACAAAAACGAGAAAGTGGGCGATTTGGTCTTCATTTACAACCAAACTAATGCCGAACTTGCGCGAAAAGATGCTGATGTCATGTGCGGCGGAAAAGCATACCGTATAAACACAATTGGCCATGGTTATAGCGGCAAGCCTGGAAGCATTAGAATTCCGTTTGCATGCACCCAAAAATCAGCTCTTGAACATGGTAGCAGTGACGCAAAAGAAGAACTGAGAAAGGATGACGTTAAACAAGAGATGCAGAGAATTGCCAGCATCCCTTGGGACGGAAATGAAGCTAAACGATTCTTCTTGCAAGAAAGGCATCTCTTCATGCTTTCCTCTTGCGGATGGGCAGGAAGTGTTGGCTTCTCAACGGGAAGCAAGCCATTAGTTTTGTTAGGTGATTCTTACTATCCCGGTGATAAGTCTGAGTTCAAAAATGGCGAATACTCAATTACTTTTAATAATAGCTCGATGAAAGTGGCTTACAACCCGCAAAAAGTGAGGGCCTACATTTCCGATGCTCGCAGCTTTACTCCATGCGAGGCTGTTAGGCTTGGGGAGTAGAAATTAAGACCATATTGCAATGAGCATCAACCCGGCCACTGTGCCGGGTTTTTTATTGTCTGGAGAAAATAATGGCAAGCGAGAAGCAGCTCGGAAATATTGTTTATGAAGTTGAGTTAGAGGTTGCGAAATTGATCGAAGCCCAGCGAGAAGTTAACGCACGCTTAGAAAAGATGAGCGGCTCAGCAGACAAAGCCGGTAGCAGTTTCGATAAGCTTGAGAAGAAAACAGATAGCTTAGGCGGTGGATTTACTAGCCTTGCTTCAGCTGTTAAGGCTTACATTACAGTCCAGGCTGCAATGAAAATCATCGAAACCGCCCAACAATTTGAATTGCTTGCCACCCGGGTAACGATGGCATCAAAAAGCGCTGCGGAGGGAGGGGCCAATTTCCGAGCATTGCTGGCTATTTCTGCACAGAACGGCTCTGACCTGAAAGAAACAGTGAATCTGTTTACTCAGATGAGCGCAACACTGAAGAGTGTTGGGGCGACATCAGGAGATGTTCAGCGGCTTGTAAATACCTTACAAAGAATCGGCACTATAGGAGGTTCTTCACAAGATGAAATGAACAACGCTCTGCGTCAGTTTTTGCAATCGATGGCATCTGGACGCATACAGGCTGAAGAATTTAACTCCATCATTGAACAGATGCCGGAACTTGGCAGACAGATCGCCGAGGGCATGGGAATACCATTCGATCAACTTCGTCAGCTAATGCTCTCTGGTAAGCTCGATATAGGCTCAGTGCTCGAGGCTATTTATCGTCAAACTGACGAAATTAATAATAAATTTGAAGATATGCCGCGCACAGTCGCACAGGCGAGTAACGCGCTTGTAAATAGTCTTGGCATGGCTGCAGCGCAGATTGACCAGAAAATTGGGGCAACAAGATATTTTGCAAAACTTCTGGATGGCGCAGCATTAACAATTAATCTCGTTACAGGCAATGCATCGGCAGTTGACCAGATAGATCAGAAGCTAATCAAGAATGCAGATAACTTAAAAATAGCCGAAAACTCACTCAATCTTGCAAGAAAATCAGGCGTTAAATCGGCAGTAGATCTAGCCCAAGCCACCGTTGACCGCCTGAAAGGCGAGCAAAAGATACTGAATTTATCGAAGCAAACAACAAAGGAAGTCCAGGCAGCAACTTCAGGCCAATCCACAGGCAAAGAATCCCCGGATTACATCCGTAACTTGGCGGCAAAGTCAGCAACAAGCTCAGCGCAGGCAATTATCAGCGCTGGTCAGTCGGAGGTTGAAAAACTTCAGGCTCAGCGTAATCAGTTGAAAGCTAACTACGACAAAAGGCTCGTCGATAAAGAAACGTATGCAAAAGCGGATGCTGTATTAAGCCAAAAAATCTCAGATGCTGAAGAAAAGGCGAACAGGCCTGCGGCTAATGCGGCTAAAAAACTGGCTAATGAGCAGCAATCTATAACGGATAAGCTTGAATCTTTACGGCAGAAGTCAGAGCTTACGGCATCTTCTACCAGCGAGCTTTCTAGAGAGCAGGCGATCCTTCAGGCACAGCAATCTCTTGGAAAGGCAGCTACAGCAGAGCAGATTCGTCTTGCTGGGGAATATGCGGCCAAAACTTATGATGCAGCGAAAGCTGTTAAAGACCTCGCGCAGTCTGAACAGGGACGCAAATTTGCTACTCAAGAAATCGCTGCTGCAGCTGTCATGCCGGATGCTAAAACCGGCGCGGTAGAAAACCCTACAGCCCAAATTGACCTGCAGGAGCAGCAAAAACTTGCTGCGCTGGCTAAGTATCAGGCTCTGGATGTACAGAACGCGCAGCTCTATGAGGATGCTAAAACTGCCATTCAGCGGCAGGCAGCCAATGCACGCCAGCAAATAGCAGAAAACGAAGCCAATATGCAGTCGCAGGCCATTTCCTCGATCATCGGCTCTGTTTCGCAGGGCTTCGACGGCCTTGCTAATCTTGCAGCCAGCGCCGCAGGAAAAAGCAGTGGTGCTTATCAGGCGATGTTTGCGCTGAGCAAAGGCTTTGCTGTGGCACAGGCTGCTTTAAACCTGCAACTCGCTATCTCGCAAGCAATGGCGGACCCGACAGCACTTACGCCAGCGCAGAAGTTTGCCAACTATGCTGCGATCGCTAGTGCGGGTGCTTCGCTGCTTTCAAGCATTGGCAGCATCTCATACGGCGGCGGGCGCGAGCATGGCGGCCCCGTTAATGCCAGTAGCATGTACCGTGTTGGTGAGGGCGGTAAGCCTGAAATTTTCAAAGCCAGCAACGGCAGTCAGTACATGATCCCCGGCGACAGCGGCAAGGTGATCAGCAATAGCGATCTTGGTGGCGCAGGCAGTGACGGCGGCGGCACGGTTTTTAATGTGGCGTTCAACATCCAGACCACTAATGGTATTGATGACGCCACCATACAGAAAATGGCAGGCATGATGAAGCAGGTCGCGCTCTATCAGATTAAGGATCAAAGTACGCGCCCAAAAGGCATGATTCAGCCACGAAAATAACATAAATACTCTGTATTATTTTATTTGCTATCTAAATTGGGAGTTAAGATTATGGAAACAGAAGTCGTTGAAATTACGGCATATGAAAATGATAATGGGAAAGGCATCTTAGCGACTGTTCGTTACATGAATTATGAGCTAGTTCACCAGGGCATAAATGTTACAGTACATTTAGAATTAGACTGGGATGCATCCCTTGCAGAGATTGAGAGAAGAGCCATTGAAGATGCCAACCAACAATTAAAAGATCTGGTTGCAGGCTTTTAATTTTAAGAATGCACTATAAACCCGCTACGGCGGGTTTTTTATTTGGAGTACTCCATGCCAGAAACTTTCACATGGAGCCCGCAGGCGGGCTTCACGGGCGAGCGTACGCCTGACGTAGCCGTCGTGAAGTTAGGTGATGGCTACGAACAGCGTCAGGTGAAGGGTATCAATCCGCTTATGGGTAAATACCCGCTGACGTTTATTGGTTACGACGATACGAAATGCGCGAGGCAAAACGTGGCGAAAGCTGCTGACGCGTTTCTGACGGCGCGTATGGCAGTAGAGTCCTTTTACTGGACGCCGCCTGACACTGGCGTTCAGGGGCTGTATGTGTGCCGATCATGGTCGATGCAGAAGACCGGTCAAATTTATCAATTAACAGCAACCTTTGAACAAGTACCACGTTAACAGCAAGCCGAAAGGCAGGAGTGAACTATGAATAAAAAGTATGAATTAGCAGTGCAGTATATGCATCCAAAAGAAGGCCGTGTAATTGTTACCGTATCCGTAGTGTATGCACAGTTCCCTAGCATTCCTGTCTGTAGTCTGGATGTGTCGATAGACCGTGATGAAAAATTTGGCATCACCTTCTACGAGACGGAAGCATTGAAAAAAACGGCAGATATTATCAGCGGCATAGCTGATGATCTGAAAGAAGCGGTCTGATGACCGCTTGAGTAATTAGCGTTTAACCGGGGATCTGGTTAATGCAATAGCTGCATCAATTCCTTCCTTGCCAAACCAGACCTGCGTTTTTAATGCTTCAAGTGAATCAACCACTTCTTTGGTGAAATTTTCGCATTCTGGTTTTGTTTCAAGATTTTTGAGAATTTGATGAATCAGAAGCTGAACAATAGTCTGCTGTGCCTTCACCTGATCCCTAATTTGCTTCATGTGGGCTTCTACTTCACGATCTAGCATTGAATTTCCTTACCAGAGGTAATCAGCCATCCCTCCTTTGCTGTGTGCGTCCGTGCCCCAAACATGGACGGGCTGAATACTCAACATATCCTTATCTGTAAATCAGCAACATCCTGATATTCGATCAGTAATCATCCATAGGCAGCCTTCAGGCAGCCTTTTTTATGGGCGCGATATGCGAGACATACCAGCAGAACTCATTATTGAGAGCGTTGACGCCGGGGTCGGCGCGATGCTCGACCTGTTTGAAGTGGACCTGCAGTCGTTCGGCGGTGATGTTATCCGCTTTCACGCCGGAACGAACGGTTATTACAACGATGTGATATGGCAGGGCAGGGCTTACTCAGCCTATCCGATCGCTGTCGAAGGTTTTGAAACCAAGTCAGAAGGCACATATTCGCGACCGACGATGAAGGTGGCGAACATCACCGGTCTGATTACCGGCATCAACCACGATTTCGATGACGCTCTGGGCGCCGTTGTAACCCGCCGACAGGTGCTGGTGAAGCATCTTGACGCGGTGAATTTCCCGAACGGTAACGCCAATGCCGATCCTACAATGGAGGCCGTATCGCGCTACGTCATTGAGGAGATGGCTGAAGAAACTTTTGAGACTGTGACCTATAACCTTGCCACGCCGGTCGACTGTGACAATGCCATTATCCCGGCGCGCACGATTCTGGCGGACGTCTGTCAGTGGGTTTACCGCGGCGACGGTTGCGGCTATTCAGGCCCGGCCGTTGCCGACGAGAAAGACAATCCGACCTCAGATATGTCGAAGGACAAATGCTCAAAACACCTGAGCGGCTGCGAGTTCCGTTATCCGAAGCCGAATGCGAAGCCTTACGGCGGCTATCCCGGATCAGCGAAGGTATCATGATGATTGAAAGTGAGTGCCTGGATTACGCCGCCTCATCTGCAGAAGAGGTTTGCGGACTGATAATCGACAATCAGCGGTTATGGCTTTGTCGCAATGCGCATCCCGATCCGCAGCAAAATTTCCGAATTGACGAAGCAGACTGGCTTAAAGCAGAGGCGGCGGGAGAAATTACCGCCGTTTTTCATTCTCACCCTGAGCCGAAACCGGTTCTGTCTGCTGCCGATCGCAGCGCGCAGCTGGCTACCGGCATCGACTGGTGGTTAGCCAGTGATGGCCGCCTTCGCAAATTCCGTCCGGTGCCTCATTTGCTGGGGAGAAGGTTCGAACATGGCGTGACGGACTGCTACACGCTGTTCCGCGATGCCTACCACCTTTGCGGCATTGATTTGCCTGACTTCGAGCGAAGTAATGGATGGTGGGTGCGTGGCGAAAACCTTTATCTGAAGAACATGGCAGCCAATGGCTTCAGTGAAGTCTCCTTTGATGCCATCCAGCCCGGAGATGTAATCATCAGGCGCGCGTTTCCTGAATGCGACCCCTGCCACGCAATGATCTGGCTGGGTGACAACACCATCCTGCATCACGAAGTGCATGGCCGGTTAAGCCGCCGCGAGCCACTTCTTCAGCTTCACGTTCCTCTTATTCACTCCATCTGGAGACACGAACGATGCTCACTTTTGGATTTGCGGGGAATTTACGACGACATTTCCGCCAGATCGATTTGAACGTAGACACTCCGGCGCAGGGGCTTCGGCTGTTACTGGCTCAGTGCCCAGACTTTAAGCGTGACTTTTACCAGACCCGTCTGCGTATGCGCATCGATGGCAGCGACATCTCCGGCGACAACCTGGAGTTTCACATGAACCGCCATTTAAAAGACGGTGCCAAGGTGCTATTCGTCCCGGTTGTTGAAGGCTCAATTTCGGCCGTGGCTGCAGCGTGGATCATGGTTGCAGTAACCGTCGCATCAGTGGCCTATTCGCTTTACATGACTTCACATATGAAGACGAAGACATCAGCCGATCAGGATACAAACTCCATTACCAACAACTCATTTACCAGCGCAGAGAACCGGGTCGGACAAGGACGGCCCGTGCCGATCCTGCTGGGTGAAATGGTGGTCGGAAGCAACGTTATCAGCCTCGGTATCGACACCACAAACAATCAGGACTGGGACATTTCAATAAGCTAAGGTGACAGCATGAGTTCAGGCGGCGGTGGCGGCAGCACTCCTAAATTAATCGACGACAACCTCAAATCTAAGCAATTCCTCCGCGTTCTGGACCTCATTTCCGAAGGTCCGATTTATGGTCCGGTAGACCAGAGTCACCTTTCTTCCTTCATGCTGAATGACACGCCTGTAACCGATTCTGCGGGCGGCGTCACTATCAACGGCGTGAGTGTCGCCTGGCGACCGGGTACTGCTTCTCAGTTACCTATCAGTGGCTTCAACACGGTAGAGGCAACGACGGTTGTTAATACAGCCGTTAAGCAGGCGACGCCACTGGTGCGCACCGTAACGGATACTGATGTTGACCGCATTCGCATGAATATCGGCGTTTCTGGGCTGGTGGAGCAGGACACAAAGGGAAATCAGCACGAAACGTCAGTGACCATGGTGATTGAAACCCGTAACGGCGCCGGATCATGGCAGATTCAGAAGACTGTCACCATCAGCGGTAAGCAGTCAGGCGAATATCTTGAGGCGCACCTGTTTGAGGCACCGCAAACCAAACCGTTCGACATCCGGCTTCGCCGTGTAACGCCTGACAGTTCCAGTGATCTGCTCACCAACGGCACTATCTGGAACAGCTATACAGAAATCACTGACGATAATCTCTCATATCCCTACGCAGCCATAGCTGGCTGCGTTGTTGATCGGGACCAGTACGCTGACACTCCAACACGCACTTATCATCTTCGCGGGCTGATTGTCGATGTGCCTGATAATTACGACCCGATCGCGCGCACCTACACTGGCATCTGGACAGGCGGCTTTAAGTCAGCCTGGACGAATAACCCGGCCTGGATATTTCGCGCTCTGGTGAAAAATACCCGTTATGGCCTGGCTCGTCGCGCTGGTTATATCGACGTCGACGATGGCAGCCTCTATGTGCTGTCGCAGTTCTGTGATCAGCTGGTCGATGATGGCTATGGCGGTAAAGAGCCTCGCTTTACGCTGAATGCTTACATTACCGAGCAGAAAAGCGCGCGCGAACTGCTGGACGATATCGCAGGAATGTTCCGGGGTATAGCGCTGTGGGACGGCATGCGCTTCTCAGTGATGCTGGACAACCCACAGGACCCGGTTGCCTCGATCACCAATGCAAACGTCGTAGATGGTCTGTTCACCTACAGCTCAATGAAACGCTCAGAGCGCTACAATACCGTCATCGTCTCCTGGACTGACCCGAACAATGGCTGGTCACAGGTGAAAGAGTACGTTTCCGATGACGGCCTGATTGATCGCTATGGCTATAACGAAACCACTATAGAGGCATTCGGATGTACGTCCCGCGGGCAGGCCTTTCGCACTGGCAAATGGCTGATTGAAACCGCTAAACGAGAAACCAAGAAGACCACATTCAAAATGGCGCGCGAAGCCATCCGCTTTATTCCCGGCGATGTGGTTGAAGTTCTCGATAACAGGCATGCGGCAACCCGTCTTGGTGGCCGGATCATCTCTCATACGGGCGCGTCTATTACTGTCGACGCGGATGTTTCTGAGCTGGCCGGTAGCGGCGACACAATGTCGCTGATGGGATCAGACGGGAAGTTCACAAAGTACGTCATTGCCAGCGTGGCGGGGCGTATCATCACCCTGAAGTCTGCACCAGCCTGGATGAGAGACGGCACCGTATTCGTCATCTCAACCGGTGAAGTTGCACCGCGACTGTTCCGCATCATGGGTATTTCCGAGGATGACAACAACTCGGTTTACAGCATCACGGCAACTCTGCATGACCCGAACAAGCAGGCAGTGGTCGATGACGGCGCCGTGTTCGAAATGCCTAACGATACGCTAAACGGGTATCGCGTTCCGAACATCGAAAATCTGCGGATCATCAACACGAACAGCGAAACCGTACAGGTTACGGCGACGTGGGAGACGGCCACGCTGACCAAAAAAATCATGTTTGAACTGTACATCTACACCACTGACGGAAAGGTGGTGGCGCAGTACGAAACAGATCAGTTCCGATATGATTTTTACGGTCTGGATGCGGGGAATTACACGCTGGGCGTGCGCGGACGCAATGAGAACGGCATGAAGGGAGCGGAAACGCAGGTCAGCCTGGTTATCGGCGCGCCAGCGGCACCGGCCTTTGTACAGTGGAACCCCGGCATCTTTTCTGCAGACATCGTTCTAGTGATGAGCGTCAGCGCAACGACTGATACGACTTTTGAGTTCTGGTACACCGGCGAGGTTCCGGCAAGCAGCATCGGCAATGTCGAAAACGAGGCTCAGTTTCTGGGGCGCGCTTCGCAGTGGACGCTGCACGGGCTCAAGGCTGACAAAACCTATTATATGTACGTGCGCACCAAAAATGCGTTTGGTGTGTCGGCTTTCGTGCAGGTATCCGGTCAGGCTTCAGCTGATATCCCCGGTATGCTGGACTATATAGACGAGGCGGTGAGAAAGTCCGAGGCATTTGAGCGCCTCTCTTCGAATATCGACACGAATATAGAAGGGATATTGCAGAACGCGCTTAACCTGGACGCTTCCGTAGACCATCAGTTCGAAGCTTACGGGCGCAACCGCGCTGATATCATCAGTGTCAGGCAAACCATCGCGACGAATGATTCGGCCTACGCCCAGCGCATGGATCAGATTCAGGCGCAGTCTGACAAGAACACCTCATCAGTACAGCAGGTATCCAGCGCTTATGCTGATCTGAGCGGAAAATTGTCTGCTCAGTGGGGCGTTAAAGTGCAGGTAGACAGTAACGGCAATAAATATGTTGCTGGCATGCAACTGGGAGTTGAAGGGAATAATGGTTCTGTCCAGTCTTATGCACTTTTCAGTGCTGATAATTTCGGTATTTACAACACTACCAACGGCACTTATCAACTGGCGTTCGCGGCTATCAATGGTCAGGTGTTTATCAGGGATGCGTTTATTAATTATGCATCATTTACCCTCGCCAAAGTGGGTTCATGGTACTCAGCTAATTACGTTGCTGGAAAATCGGGAACGATTATGCGAAACGACGGCACTTTTGAATTATATGGAGGTTCAGGCACATCAGGCGGTAGCGTCTTCAATGAAACCGGCATGGCTGTTTATGATGCCAACGGCGTCGAGCGCTTCAAGGCGGGGAAACTAAACTGATGGCGGATATTTACGGAGTAAGAATCACGCCGGATGATGGCGGAAAGCAAATAATACTCGACGCCTCAATGCGGTACGCATCTTATCTCGGCAGCGCCTCAATGATGGCAAATGCGGGCTCTGCTGGCGGCTTTAAGCAGCAACCCGCTGGCAGCCGGGCGCTGATTGTACCGCGCAGCCTGGTAAGAGTTTATGACGGAACTAACCCGGCCGGGCCGCCGATGACCTATATCAGAAGTCTGTCATTTGACGGCAGCTCATTAATCTATAACGCGAAATATATTAGTCCCAATGGAAATACACCCTCTGCAGTTGAGGCCGGGTATGCAGACGTTTTTTCTGTGTCTTATGCAGCTAACCCCGCTGTTCAGTATGGAGTCCGAATCACCAATGGCTCCAACTTTATGGAAATAGGGGATGTTTCATATCTGGGATTTGTGACATACAGGGCAATAATAAATATCAGCGGTGAATGGGCAATTCCATCTGACGTGCTGAACCTCGGGAATTACATCGTTTTTGCCAGATGGTCAAATACCGATACGCCGCTTTACCTTGACAGGGCAACCAATGCCATAAGGACTTATACATCTTTTGGCAGTATTGACGGTTCGGTGCAAGGTGGGTCGGTAAGTAACGTTCAGATTGTCATTGTATCCTGTGGTTTCTCGCCATCACTCCCTGTTTCGGGCTACGGCATGGTTATCAGGAATGCCGCTAACCAGGTAACCTACTCCAGTAAATACCCGCCGGTCATGTGGACCGATGCCTATTACGACATGGGCGCTTATGAAAATTTTGATGGCTCGACTGGCGAGGTCCTCGCATGGGTAAATCCAACCGGTTCTGTTTCGCAGCCGATGGTGCCTTTATGCAGCCTCGGCGTGCAGAGGGGCGATTACTCAAGGAACAACAGCACTTACAGCTTCAGGAAATGCCTTGAGTCCGGCATGAAAATGAACGGCAACGCAATTTCCACAGCCAGGGCAAAATCTACAGGAAGAGAAATTGCTGTTTATCAATACCCGAAAGCTGTTCAGGCGGCCTGTCAGCTTCCCTGCATTGAAGCCAGCTATTACTTCTGATTAAACCCTTAAAACGAATATAACCCGGCCATAGTGCCGGGTTTTTTATTGCCCGGAGAAAATTATGCCAGCAGGCACAATCACACTTACCAACAATTCCGCCGGGGTTAACGGCTCAGGCACAAGCTTTACGGCAGAGCTTTCAGCGAATGATTTTATTGTTGCAGTTGTCGGCGGGGTGACATATACGCTCGGCGTTAAGTCAGTGGATTCGGCAACCGGTCTGACCCTGATTACTGCCTATAACGGACCGACAGTTTCCGGAATTGCATGGACAGCGCTCCCGAATGCTGCGCTTGTTGGCATTACCGCTCAGGTGGCAGCTGACGTTGCTAAAGCAATCCGCGGTCTGAACCTGGATAAAGCCAACTGGCAGCTGGTATATAGCGGGGCAGGAAGTATCACCGTCAACCTGCCAGATGGCAGTCAGTTCAGCGGGCCGTCCTGGAAAAGCCTGGCAACCTCTTTGGCTGGTCTGGGTAATTCAGCCACCCGAAATGTAGGCACAACAGCAGGAACAGTTGCCCCTGGGGATGATTCGCGCATTACCGGCGCTCTACAAACTAGTGGCGGTGTGATGACAGGACAGATCACGTCAACCTATAAAGGTGCCAGCTTTTATGCTCATCCCAATGGCTTTCAGGCATTAACTAACGAGGGATATAACTATTCGACTGATGCAAGAAACGGTGATGGGACGGTTATCCTTCAGGATGCTTTGTATGTAAGCAATGGAAATTACTGGGCCAAAAGGTCAATCCTGACCGTTGGGTCGAATGCCTATGTCTGGGAGCAGAGGGGAGACGGTTCTTTTCGTTCGCCCGGCACTGTATATGCCGGAGGTGCTGCACTTACTTCTGACAGGCGACTTAAAAGTAACTTTGAGCCAGTCGACTACGACATCGATATTATCGATAAGATAATTCCACAGCGGTACGACAAACGAACTCCAGAAGGCGACGCTCCGCCACCGCCGGTAGCGAATGAGCCTGTTGAGGGCGAAGAACAAGAAAACCCGGTTGCTTCAGAACCCATTCCGGTCACGCCTACCACTTTCCGGGAGCTGGGCATTGTTGCTCAGGATTTGCAGGCTGTGCTGCCTGATCTAGTGTCGGAATATTACTGGAATGAAAAATACCCAGACCTCCTGAGCATTAACTACTCCGGTCTTGCCGCCTGGCTTGTCGGGTATGTTGCAAATCTGAAAGACCTGGTCAAAGCACAGGAAGAAACCATCAGCAAGCAAGATAGCGCTATCAGAAGTATGGAAGTTCGGCTGGCTGAACTTGAAGCCAGGATGAAGTCTATTGATGGCCTCGGCGCTTAAAAAAGCCCCGGCGACGGGGCAGACTCGTACCGCGCCCATCTGAGCAGACTGCGGGGTAGGTGATTAGAGATTAGCAACTCCAGCGCAAGCGCACAAAAAAGCCCGCTCAGTGGCGGGCAATCAGAGTGTCTTAATCTTCTCATTAGCAACACTTTGCTGTGTGTTACAAGCTGATATTAGCTTCATATCGAAGGGGAGTCCTTCCCTGGTGGAGAATTTGTGATTTATGTCAATTATGTTACAAGAACAAAAAAGCCCGCACGAAGCGGGCAACAGAGCTTGTCTTTAGATATCTGATTTCGTAGGCAACACGGTGCTGTGTGTTACCTATTAAGGATAGATTGCTGGTACTAAAAAGATGTTAGGATCGTGTAAATCCGGCCAGTTTTTATGCCAGTTATATAAGGAAACAGAGCAATGGGTGAACCAACCATTCAACATATTCAAGGGCGAATTTCAAGGTTGAGTTGGTTTTGTGCAAACGATAAGTAAAAACCCGGACGGACATTCGGGTGGCCTAAGGACAAAGACAAAATCCCTGGTGAGGCATTGTCTCGGCTAGTGGCGATGACCCCCTCAACAAGGGCAAAGTGGGGAAAATTTCTACACACACATCAGCAAGGCTATCCTACAAAATGATTGTAACTCGTGCTAAAAATCTGATTGTTAAGATTGAGTAAAACAGTTGAAATATTCTTGGAAGGTGCAAGGGCTAGGTAAGGTGACGGCTATGATTCTCGACGATGAGGAACCGGACCGACCGACGATATAAGAAGGAGCTAAGTTCACCGTTGCGTACCAAAATGCGTACAGAGAAGAAAGGATATAAAAATTAATTAATATAAATCAATGGGTAGTACTTGTGTGTTCGTAATCGTGAAACAAGAAAGTGCGTTCAGAGGCGGGCACGAGCATATCCTGTACTGGGAAAACAACGCACAGCATAGTCGCTTGCGTCGCCAGTCACAACCACGCCAGAGCAGGTTGCGTGTAGCTGCGCGGTCTGCCGGCTCAGGGCATGATTAATGCCCGAGCATCGCGCAGCGATAAGTTATCTTTTTGCCAGTTCGCGACGCGCCAGTTCGGCTAAAAAACCGCTTCTGGAGCTAAATTCCTGGTGTGATTCAACGAAACGGTCGATGCGCGTCAAAAGACTTTGCGGCAGGGTAATATTCAGCTTTACCGCCTTACCCTCATACTTGCTGATATCAATATCGATAACGGCCCATATGCCGCCCTGGCACTCGTCACTCTCTAAGTAAAATGCCATGCCTTTGGTGTGAGGCACGGGCATGCCGCTCTCCGCCAGGGCTTCCAGATGAATATCTATCGCTGCGCCTGCATCAAGAATAGCGTCATCTACCGTCTCGCCCGCAAAAAAACAGCCTTCAATATCAGGTACAAAACCTGAATAGCTACCCGAGTCGGTCTGGTGCAAGTAAACCGGAAATCTCAT